GACCATGCTTAGGGATGAGATCATAAGCGGAGACCGAGGTCTCAAGCTCATTGAAAACATCCCCGAACAACGCAAGGGCAGTCTTATCAAAGTCTGCCCACAGCTCTTCAGAGGGGTTTGATTCCTCGAAGAATTGGCGAAGTTCCTCGTCCGTCTTGATGAAAGAATCGAATGCTGCTGTCTCCCTCTCGGGAGTGCAGTCGCGTTCGATCTTCTGTGACAGGTTTCCAATCTGTCGAACAGCCCAGATAGCGTTAGCGTCTGGGTCATCACGAATACTGCCATCATCAGAGAACACCAGCGAAAGGAAACCTCGCATAAATGCGGGGAGCCCTTTGACGTGAGAGAAATTACTCACATCATGTCGCGGCCATTGTCCGGTGTGAAGACCTTTCTCAAGGGCCTTCACGAACAATGGTAGGGTGAGCGTCAGAAATGACTCACCTTCGTGTTCTGTCCTCGCGATTAGCCTTTCGGCGTCGCGAGACACGTTGGTAGCGCAAAGAAGTCCTGCGTCATGCAGGACTGCCAGATGGAGAGTTACCAGGCTTTTCAAGTCCCCTCCTTCACGGGGGTGGGCTTCCAGCCAATAACTATGCTGATTTGCGCCAAGTGGCCGCAAGCACGAAAGCTGACATCGAGACAACCGTCAAGATGACAACAGCCATGAATGCTAGCGCTTCAAGCGCACTCACTTCTCTCCGTTGAAGGTCTTCTTCAGAAGAGCCTTCGTCGATGCTTCGAGAGCGTTGGTAAGCCCATCATAGAGCTTCTCAGCGCTGTCAGCAGCGACACCGACCGGCTGGTTAGCCGACACGGTGACCGAGGGAAGAAGTCGAGACTTGAGCCCGGTTACGGGATCAGTCACGATCTCTGCCTTGGTGAGAGAGACCGAAGTACGGAGCGTCCCATCCTTGTTCACCTTCTGGGTGACGTAGAGGGTCGTTCCAGTAGCTCGGTCAGAGTAAACGTGTGTTTCAGCACGTTCCTCGATGCGAGGCAGTGGAATAGCGACGGCATTAACCGTCACATTCTGCGGATCAGCAAGCATTGGTTCTCCTAATGTGCCCTTACGGGCGGTGGGTGGTGTTTCACTGTGTTTGTGCTAGCGGAGCCTTGTAAGCCCCAAAGCACCCAGGATCGCCATCTGACTGCCATTTAAGGCAGTGTTAGGGTCACCTGTGTAACCGAAAGGGTTAGCACGTATTCGGCGCCGACGGCGTCGGTGCATTTCGGCGTTCATGAATTTGGGACCAACGTGGACACGTCCACTTTGGTTTCCAGTCACGAGCACCTCGGACTTGAGGGAAGCAGTTGCTTCCTCCATTCCATAGAAATACGTGCTGAGAATGCGGTTGGATAGTCCTGCTTCCATAGCAGAGAGCTGGGCACCTATTTGAGCTGCCCAGTCTACCAACCATGACCACGGAGCGAGCTCCCAAAGGACGGCGGGCGTTATGTTAACGTTCACCAAGGTTTCATATCGATCGAGAAAATTCGATGGGTCGAAACCAGCCTTCGGGATGTAAACGAATTCACCCTCACACCACTGCTTCAGCTTGGTCTTTTGGACCGCTTTGCCGATGCCGTAGGCTCCAGTACCATGGAATGAAATCCCAGTACTGGAATAAGGGTTATATCCGCTCGGGGAACCTATATTGCCGACTAGGCAAGATACGTTCCTCGGTTCTGCCGTCACGACTTCGCTAGAAGTCTCGATGACAGGCCGCTCACGCCTGCGGTGGCTTGCGTTCATCGGTCTGAAAAGACCGAAAGAGGCTTGGAGGAGAGTATCCGCCAAGTCTTGCAAGTCGTTGAGTAGGGGTTTCCACCCAAACTCAAGGTTGAGATAATCCTCACCTGCACTTTTTGCAGTCTTTGCCGAGGTGATAAGCCGCGGTATAAGACGGGGGAGCCCCTCGCGGAGCTCTCCTAAAAAAGTGGAGATGGAGAAATCTCCTACCACAGGAGCCATACGACCGTACTGAAGTGCCGCCCAAGATTCGATACTGCTTGATGGCAGAGCGAGATTCACGGGCGACATTGTCGAATAATAGGGAAAGGCGTTCCGAATCTCGTAAGATTCTGAACTCACCTGCATCTTGAAGTCTTGCAAGTTTTGCAACTTGAATTCTTCGAAGAGCCAAGTGTGTCCCCTATCCTTCGTCAGTTTTGTGGTGTCGAAGTCAGAAAGCCTCGCGGCATTCCTGAGCTTCATGGTTTGATAATCAACCCACCACGAGTACGGTTCAGCGACATTGAGAGCGATTTCTCGAACTTCATCCCCTGTTGGGAGGCGAGTTCGATATCCGATCTCATATGAACCATTTGCCAGGGTATCACCCCCGGAAATGGTGTTGTAAGGCAAGCGAAGTGAGGTTGAACCCACGACGCTAGTCTTACGACCGACTGAATAGTATGGCACGGTCATCCTTTCGATTCGTCTGGAAATATCTTCTGAGGGGTACACAGTTGCCCAGAGAAGATACCACGCTATTAACGTGTTGTTACCCCCTTTCCTTGTGGGAG